CAATTCATTCTCTGAGGGCGAAAAAATGCGAGTAGATTTGGCGCTTCTTTTCACTTGGAGATCTATTGCTAAAATGAGAAATTCTGCTTCTACCAATCTATTGATTATGGACGAAGTATTTGATAGTTCTCTTGATAATAATGGAACAGAAGAATTTATGAAGATACTCGAGAACCTTACTTCAGATGTAAACGTTTTTGTTATATCACACAAAGCTGACGGATTGTATGATAAATTCCACTCAGTAATTAAATTCAAGAAAGAAAAGAATTTTAGTAAAATGGAAGCAAGAGCATAATTTCTTGTCTAAATATTATTAAATGGAGGGTGTGATGGAAGAAATAGAAACGCTATCTTTGGTATCAGAAACAAATCCAATACTTCGTATGAACACAGAAGTGTTTGATTTTAAGAATCCTCCAACAAATCCTGTTATTTTGTATAGACAGATGGCAAATACAATGCTAAAGAATAATGGTATTGGATTGGCGGCACCACAAGTAGGTCTTCCATATAGAATGTTTGTGATGAGAACTCATCCAGACGTTATTGGAGTATTCAATCCACTTTTGCTTGACACTTCCGAAGAAACCATTATACTAGAAGAAGGTTGTCTGAGTTTTGATATGCTTTTTATTAAAGTAAAAAGACCGAAACGTATTCGGGTTCGTTTTACAAATCCCGACGGGCAAACTGAAACTAGGGTGTTTGATGGTATGACGGCTCGTTGTTTTCTTCACGAGTTGGACCATCTTAATGGAATTACCTATCTGCAAAAAGCAAATAAATTTCATATTGAGACCGCCAAGAAAAGACGCAAACAAATTAAAGAAGAGAACCAAAGGATTGCATAATGGTTAAGGTGATTGTTGCAAAAGAGAAACATGACTGTGAACATTTGCTGGGGCAATATTTAGATGAGAGCCACTATGATATACTTGTACAAGAAGATACTGATTGCTTCATGCCTCCTGATTGTGACCTTGCTACTCAAATGCAATGTGATAAAAATTGCTCAGACTGCCCCACAGGAAAGTCAGAAGCCAGAGTAGCATTTAAATTCCGCAAGAATTATTTCAATAAGAAAATGCAAAGAGACGCATACGAGGGTCTGCGCGAAGCTGCAACTGAATCACAGAATCGTGGTCTAGCTGCTGGCCCAAGAGGTCCGACTCTCAGTGTCGATGGTCGAGGCGGAAGAGATTGGGTCACTGATTATGAGCTTGAGATTCTAGACTTCTTTATGAATGAGCGCAGTTCTTTGTTTGACAAAGAAGATATTTCTTCAATCAAACAAAAATATGCAAAAAACAAAAGCAAATCTGATGAGACACGCGGAACTGTTTGGCTGAGATCTCAGGTCACAAAACGATATCCTGAGTATCATGGCTGGTTTGATGTTTGGGTTGATGAGGTCCAAAAACTCCCCAGACAAAAACAAATTGCTGAAGCTACTGAGATTGCTACCAAATGGATATCTTTCACAAATTATGCAAAATCAGTATACTCTGGCGTTGCTGGCTGGTACGATAGATATCCTAGAATTCCTTTCGGAAGAGCGACATCATACACTCGTGATAATCCGGAAAAATTTGCCAAAGCTTTTCCGTTCCTACAAAAACTCAATCAGGGTTATAAAGATTTGATGCCTTGGCGCTGGGGCAATCAAAAGGCTGCCTGTGATAAAATTGATAGCAGGTTTCTTGTACCAGAAACAGTATTCACAACAATCACTGTGAACAAAAGCTTTAGGACTGCCGCGCATCGTGACGCTGGAGATTTTCAAGACGGTCTTTCAAATCTTCTTACTCTCGGAGACGGAGAATACACAGGCGGATATCTGATTTTCCCTGAATATCGAATCGCTGTTGATGTTCGCCCAGGAGATCTTCTTCTGGTAAACAATCATGAAATTATTCATGGTAATACTGAGATCAAACTTAATTTCCCAGAAGCAGAAAGAGTTTCTATTGTTTGTTATTTCCGAGAAAAGATGTTGGAGCTTGGATCTTGGGAATATGAGAGGACAAGAGAACAATATGTAGAGGATCGAAGAAAAAATAAAGATCATCCTCTGCAAAGACCATTGTGGAATGGAATCTCGCCTTCGATGTGGGATGAAAAAGAATGGTATGATTATTTGACTGACAAACTGGGCAAAAAAACGTTAGAGAAATATCACCCAGAAGCCTTTGTTTCTTCTCTTGATAGTTTCTTCAACTAGGTTTTATAAATATGTCTACGATTAAACGTTGGGTGATTCTTGTTGTGTTTGTTTTACTCATATATCCTTTTTTAATCTTTTTTCATACAGGAATTTAAAAATAAACTTATAAATATTACTTAGCCGTTTTGTTTTTTATTTTTTCGGAGTATTTTCCATGACAATTCTGAACAGGATTCTGGGCGCGTTTCAAAGAGCAAAAGATGATATTAAAAATCCATACACTCCGAGAAATGGCAGATTTTCAGCAGCTCAACAGATTGGGATGTTCTTAGATCCAGAAATGTTAAGGGGAAACCGCCCAGTTCCAGGAACTTCTGAAGCCGAAAGAGATGCTAGAGAATTTCACAGATTGCAGAGAAATACAAACCGGAGGAGCAGACCACGAGGATAAGAAATAAGGAATTTATATCATGTGTTCTGTTATTGGGGCGTTTTTTGATCACCCATCAAAAAAACAATTGACTCTTCTGAAAAACGTTTTCATCGAATCTAAAATAAGAGGAATGCACGCAACAGGCATTTCTTATATTCAAAACAACGAAATTATAACAATAAAAAAACCAATTCCGTCTGACGAGTTCTTCAAAGATGTCGATTTTGAAGACCATTTTATCAATGAAGACGGCAATCTATACATGATTGGGCATTGTCGATATTCTACCTCAGACCTAGAATATAATCAGCCAATCTATAATGATGACATTTCTATTGTTCACAATGGTGTGATCACACAGGAACTTCCAGAAAACTGGAAGTCCATTTACGACATTGTGTGTCAAACTAAAAACGATTCAGAATTTATTCTAAAGACTCTTGAGCAGAAAAAAGAACCTCTTTCTGCTTGGCCTGATACGTCTATGGCGGTTTGTGAATTATATTCTGACAAAAAGATTCGTTTTTATAGAAACGCTAAAAGACCGTTAACAATGGCTGTGTTTAATAATGGTGTTATTGTTTCTTCTACAAAAGATATTTTAAAAAGAGCGAATACAGTTGAAGAAGATTTTATAACGCTTGATTGTGACATGAATGTCATATATACTATAGATAGTCAAAGATTCCAAATTTCTAATGAGTTGATTTCTACGAACAGGAAAGATTTACAGTATGAATTATGATCCTAAGAGTTTTACTTGGGGGTATGAAATAGAGTGGGGTGATATTGATCGTAGGCTGAATATTCCGGAACATCTCGGAAAATGGGAATATGCCGAAACAGATATTGTCAATATCAGAGAGCCATACAAATATATTGCTTGTGATCCATTGGGCCTTGATCCTCCTTTTGGTGGAGAAATCAACACAAAGCCCACTAAAACCTGGCAAGAGCAGGTTGATCGCATTATGGAAATTTATGAGCTCTTTGTTAAAAACGGCAACCAACCATCAGCATCATGCGTCAACCACGGTCATCTTCACGTTTTTGTTCCTGGGCTGAAAAATGATATCGAAGGTCTAAAAAATCTAACCAAATATATTCGTCGAAATCAAAAAGAGACTATAGCTGCTTGTTATAGATTCTATGACGGATATAATATGAAAAAACTCAAAAACGCCACAACATATCTAAAGTTTGACGGTGGCCGAGAAATGCCAGATTATATGTGTAGCAACATTATAAATTTGGCGAAAGACTTCGACACTTTTATCAAATTGCAATGCGCAGGTAAAGATGGTATATCTATGGGTCGCCCACTTAGATACGCTATCAATACGTATTGTATGAAACATACAGGTACTATTGAGTTTAGATGTTTTCGTTCTACAACTAATAGATTGGAAATTGAATCTCAGTTTAAATTTGTAGAAAGATTTATTGACGCTGCTTTGAATAACGGACCAGATGTTTGGGAAATTTTAGCAGATGTTAGTTTAAAGTTCCCAGAATTCAACTGGGATGATCTGGAATATGAAGGTTGGATTAAGACAAAATATGACAAATCACGCGGAGAGAAAAAACGCGAATTCCATGAAGTTGCGTAAGACTTCCAAAGAAGAATTCGTTCGCCATATTACCGACAAAAAAGAAGATAGATTCGCCAAGACTTTTGTGGCAAAGGCTAATATGCAGGATATCTGGGACAACTGTTATGGGTTGTGGCTAGAAGAAGATCTTTGTGGTGCTATAATCACAACAGTGTCCAAGAATTACCCCAAGATAATGAATCTTCAATTGCTGCACACATTTCATAAACACAGAGGCTCAGGTGTTGGAAAGAAACTCTGTCAGTGGGCTTTGCAAAAAGCTGTTGATGATGGGGTGAATTACTTCAGAGTTTCAGCTGAGCCAGATGCTGTTTTGTTTTATGAGAAATGTGGATTTGTATTTCAGGGTAGACAAAAATCAAATAGCCAACTTTCTATTTTTCGCATAATAGATAATAATTTTTCAAACGGCGATTATTCTATCTCTGATCCTATCATAAACAAAGCAGTTTACAGAAAAGGCAAAGGTGGATGTGTAGAAGTGTTTGTTAAGTCTGAACAATCTGATTTGGAAAAATTCTATGGATAGCAGAGAGCTCTTTATTCGATGGTATGCATGGTCTCTGGAATATAAAGATTGTGATCCTTCTGTTTGGATGACAAATTATCTTAATAAAAGATATCAGCATAATGACGAGGAAAGAATATGGCTTTGCTGGCTTTATGGTAACACATATTATCTTCCGACATCATGGGTGTTAAAGAATGAGTTTCCCGATTATGAGTTGGCTACTGTAGATAGAATAACAAAATGGAACAACACCAACTATAAAAGACTTAGATATCAAACAGACACAAAATACAATAAAGGCCATTTGCCTTCTATGTTTGAGTCTTACCAAAAATATTTTGGAAACAAATTGCAAAGAGATGTATTAGAATCATTATACTCTGACAATGAAAAACAAAATTTCGATAATATATGGAATTCTGTAAATAAAAACTTCTATAAGTTTGGGAGATATACAACATGGTTTTATCTTCAACATCTTAAACATACCGCAGGAATAAAAATAGAACCAACATCACTAATGCTGTCAGATTATTCTGGGAGTAAATCACACAGAAATGGTTTGTGTTATGCTCTAAGCAAACAAGATTGGATAAATAATAAACTTACTGAGAAAGAATATCAGTGGCTGCAAGCAAAGAGCGACGATATTCTAATTGAAATGAGACAAAGATTTCCTCAGTTGTCCTCACAATTAGATTATTTTACTATGGAAACATGTCTCTGTAGTTTTAAGAAAATATTCAGAGAGAATTCTTCTAGATATTTGGGATATTATCTCGATAGACAAGCTGAAGAGATATCTACTGTTTCTTCTGATAGTTGGAACGGGATAGACTGGGACGTTTTGTGGCAAGCTCGAAAAGAAACTATTGATAAAAAGCTTGACAAACGCACAGGAATAGACAAGAATAGGTTTGGCGAATACCTGAAGACTGGTTCCATTGATAGAGTAGAGTGGATGTTTAAAGATTCCGTTAAAAAAGATATTGGATTGGAGATGTTTTTCGCATGAAAGTTATTGCTATATTTGGAGAGCCAGGCAGCGGTAAATCCACCCTGATGAATGAATTGATGGCGCGTATTGGGATCTCAAGAGAAGTCAAAACTGATTTCAAACTTGTGCCATATCATCAAAAAGAAAATATCTATATTCTCGGTAAATATGAAGTCGGAGAAGTTTTTGGTGGGACTGATAAAATGTCTATGGCTGTTCAGCCAGAAGCCATAAAATTTCTTGCTAGTTTAGATGATAATTCAGTTGTTCTTTTCGAAGGCGATAGGCTATGCACTTCGTCTTTTCTTGATCACTGCAACGATAAATATAATCTGACGATGGTATATCTCTCCACGTCAAAATCAATCCGTACAGAAAGATTTAAAGAACGAAACAGCAATCAAGATGAAACTTGGTTGAAAGGTCGTGAAAGCAAAATCAATAATATACTTTCTAATCTTAATCTTAAATTCATTACTGAAATCTTTGAGAACAATAAAAGAGAGGATTCAGAAAAAATTATAAACTTTATCATGGAAAAAATTAAATGACACCAGTTGAGAAATGGTACTTGAGAAAAAATTCTGACATAGAGAATGGCGGCGTCAAATACGATAAAGATAAGCCGCCGATGGATCTTATACCCACAGAAGCTTTGTTTGAAGTCGCTGAAATATTAAAATTCGGGGCTGAAAAATATGAGCCATACAATTGGGCCAAAGGTATGGCGTATTCGAGACTCACTGCGGCGGCACTGAGACATATCTTCAAATTCAATTCTGGAGAGGATAATGATCCTGAAACTGGGAAATCTCACATTTCCCATGCCATTTGTTGTCTTCTCTTCTTAGCAGAATACGAAAAACGGAAAGAACATTATGAGTCTTTTGACGATAGATTTGATTGGAATACAAAAAAGACTAAAAACGCTTGACTTTATGACCAGTTGCAGTATAATAAACAAATAATGAAGGAATCACCATGGAATCCCAAACAAAAATGAACCTAGAGGACGGATCTCTCAAGATCGAAGTCCCAACAGAAGTATTGAAAAATAGAAAACTATTTGTTGCCACTCCAATGTATGGCGGACAATGCGCGGGAATGTTTGCTCGATCGATCGCAGACCTTTCCGCTCTTTGTCAGAAATACGGAATTCAGCTGAGACTTTATTTCCTATTCAACGAGTCTCTGATTACTCGAGGTAGGAACTACTGTGCTGACGAATTCATGAGGTCTGGTGACACCCACCTAATGTTCATCGACTCGGATATCGGCTTCAATGCCAACGATGTTATCGCTCTTCTTGCTCTGCAATCAGAGAATCCAGAGGAAGATGAATATGATATTCTCTGCGGCCCATATCCTAAGAAGTGTATCTCTTGGGAGAAAATTAAACAAGCTGTTGATAAAGGATTCGCGGATCAAGATCCTAGCGTCCTAGATCGATTTGTTGGCGATTATGTCTTCAATCCTGCTAACGGTAAGACTGAAATTTCTCTTACCAAACCAGCGGAAATTCTTGAGGCTGGTACAGGCTTCATGATGATTCGACGCAATACTTTTGAGAAGTTTGCTGAGGCTTACCCACAGCAATCTTATAAACCAGATCACGTAAGAACTGAACACTTTGACGGTTCTCGTGAGATCATGGCGTTCTTCGACACGCCAATTGATCCTGAATCCAAACGCTATCTGTCAGAAGATTATATGTTCTGTCAGTGGTCTAGGAAAATTGGACTGAAGGTTTGGCTGTGCCCATGGATGCAGCTGAAGCATGTTGGTTCATATATATTTGGCGGTTCTCTTGTTGATCTTGCCCAAATCGGTGCTGCCGCAACGGCAGACGTAAGCAAACTAAAGAAAAAATAGGAGTATTTTTATTATGAAACTTTCCAAAGAAACCCTTGGAGTTCTTGAGAACTTCTCTTCTATCAACCCAGTTATCCTTGTTCGAAAGGGTAAACAACTCAGGACTATTTCTCCTTCAAAGGCTGTTTTTGCAGTTGCTAATGTTGAAGAAGAGTTCGATCGTCAGTTCGCGATCTTTGATCTTAAGAAGTTTATTGGTTGTCTTTCTCTGTTTGATTCTCCAGATCTAGAATTCAATGACAAGTTCGTGAATATTTCAGAGGATGATCAACAACTGTCTTATTATTTTGCTGATCCAGAACAAATCTCGTCAGCAGCACCAGAAAAAACAATCAATCTTCCTTCTGAAGATGTTGAATTCAAACTGCTGGCCAAAGATTTCCAGAAGATCGTGAAGGCTATGTCTGTTGCTGGTCTGTCCAACATCTCTGTTGTTGGTGATGGATCTAACCTTATGCTTAAAGCTCTCGATCCAGAAGGAAAAACTAATGATGCCTTCACGATCAATATCGGCAAAACTGATATGAAATTCAAGGCAGTTTTCCGAGCAGAGAATCTTAAGATGCTTTCTGATGACTACGATGTTGTTATCTGCTCTAGGGGTATCGCAAGTTTCACAGGGAGCAAAGTGAAATACTTCATTGCTACTGAGGAAAAGTACAGCAAGTTTCAATAAATAATTTGTTGTGCTTTTGATTATTATATTATGAGGAGTTATGATTATGTCTAGAGATATTCTTTTTGTAGAAAAATATCGCCCACGTCGAGTGCAAGATTGCATTCTTCCAGAAAAACTTAAAAGTGTATTCCAAAAATTCGTTGATGATAAACAAGTTCCCAATCTTATTTTGGCGGGATCTTCCGGTACAGGTAAAACCACAATCGCAAGAGCCATGCTTGAAGAAATTGGTTGCGACTATATTATCATCAACGGATCGCTCAATGGTGGCATTGATACCCTGAGAACTGATATCACCAACTTTGCTTCTTCTGTTTCTCTGACAGGTGGAAGGAAGTATGTGATTCTTGATGAGGCCGATTATCTGACAAACTCAACTCAGCCTGCTCTTCGAAACTTCATGGAAGAGTTCTCTAAGAACTGTGGGTTTATTCTGACCTGCAACTACAAAGATAAGATCATAGCTCCTCTTCATTCTCGCTGTTCTGTTGTTGACTTTAAAATCAGCAAAGAAGAGAAAGATGTTCTGGCAAAACAGTTCTATAAGCGCGTAGTAGATATTCTCAAGAAAGAAAATATCGAAGCTGAAAAGGGCGCTGTTGCTGGGGTTATCGTTAAGTTTTTCCCTGATTGGAGGCGAGTTCTTAACGAGATTCAACTTTATTCTGCTACTGGTAAAATCGACTCTGGCATCCTGGCCAATCTACAGGATGTCAGTCTTTCTCAACTTGTTGGGTTTATCAAAAACAAAAACTTCAGCGCAATGAGGAAGTGGGTTACCGAATCAGATATTGATGGAATTGCTTTGTTCCGTTCTTTCTATGATAAGGCTGATGACTATCTCACTAAAGAATCTATCCCCGCTCTTGTTCTTTTGATTGGCAAATATCAATACCAACATTCTTTCGTGGCGAATCCTGATATCAACGTTGCTGCGTTCTTTACCGAGGTTATGGTTGAGTGCTCTTTCAAGGAGTAGATAAATATGGATGTCCTTGCTTCGTTAAGAAGATGTAATATTTGCAAAGACAGAAGACCCAAAGATTCAGCCAAAATTATTCTTGAGGCTGTTGATGGGAAAAAGACTCTTAGAGTTTGCTCGAAATGCGAGAAGATTCTAGAGTTATCAAACAGAGCAGCATACGGTGATCATGATGAGCGCGAGAATTAGTCCTTGGGATTTTACCAATAGTATCAATCTAAATAAAAACGACTTGATGGAAGAAGATCCTTCCCTCGAGAAAGATTATCTGCCATTTATAGTTAACGCAAGTTTATCATATTTTCCGGATACGATTGAGTATGCGAATATGATGAACATGAACCACCATCTAGACAACAAACTTCAATATTCTTTTTACCTAAATAGTGTCAGACCCAAGAAACGTTTCAGTAAATGGGCTAAGAAAATTGACGACGAGAATCTTGATGCTGTGGTAAAGTATTTCGGGTATAATCGAACTAAAGCTAAAGAAGTTATCAAGCTACTGTCGCCAGAACAAATAGAAGAGATAAAAATAAAAAATGAAGGCGGTGGAGTTTAATAAATGCTGGACGATTTACTTGAAATAACCCTTAAGGAACCAGATGATTTTTTAAAAGTCAAAGAAACTCTGACCAGAATTGGCGTGGCTTCTCAAAAGCTCAACACCCTTTATCAGTCTTGCCATATTCTTCATAAAAGGGGCAAATATTATATTGTTCATTTCAAAGAACTTTTTCGTATGGACGGAAAAAAGACTGACATAGACGAAACAGATATAAGAAGAAGAAATGCCATCGCCCTTCTCCTCGAAAGTTGGGAATTGTTAAAAATTGTTAATAAACAGAAAGCGGAAGCTTTTTGTGTTTCTTTGAATCAAATCAAGGTCTTACCTCACAAAGAAAAAGAAAACTGGAAACTTTCCGCTAAATACAACATAGGCAAAAAAAGGTAAATTTTTTGCTTGACAATCCTGTCTGGGTCAGGTATGATGTGTTAAACTGAACGTTGTGAGGCGATAAAATGAACGTGAGAATCTTCAATTTTCCTTGTCTTCAAGATGGCGAAACACAAATCGAAAAGGTAGCCATTGAGTTGGAGCTACGCGAACGACGTGGTCAAAATCTAGAGCCAGAAGAAAGAGATTGGCTTGATTGGGCGAATAGTGTGACTATTCAGTCAACTCAAACTACATTTTGATAACATTAGACCGCGTAGCTCAGCAGGATTAGAGCAACAGCCTTCTAAGCTGTGGGTCGAAGGTTCGATTCCTTCCGTGGTCGCCAAATTATTCCGCGGTAGCTCAGTTGGTAGAGCAGTCGACTGTTAATCGACTGGTCGTTGGTTCGAGTCCAACCCGCGGAGCCAAAAAAGAATATACGTGAAATAAACAGGAACTGGAATAAAAATGCCTGCTGTATTTCTTTACGCTGACCCGCACTTCGGACACGAAGGCGTATGTAAGTTTCTGCGTCACGACGGAACTAAGCTGCGTCCTTTTGACAACGCAGAGCAGATGGACGTTGAGCTTATCAAGCGTTACAACGCTGTGGTGAAGCCAAATGACAAGGTGTATTTTCTTGGCGACGTAGCAATGCGTACCAAAGAAATGCATCGCGTACTTTTTCAACTTAACGGTGACAAGGTGCTTATAAAAGGCAACCACGACATCTTTAAGATGGACGAGTACGCTAAGCACTTCCGTGACATACGTGGCTACCATGTTATGAACGGTTGTCTACTGTCCCATATACCCGTGCATACAGAGAGTTTAGCACGCTTTGGATGTAACATACATGGGCATCTGCACTACAGGGAAGTTATGCACAATCAGCAGGTTGATCCCCGCTACATGTGTGTTTCAGTAGAGCATACTGACTATGCCCCTATACTGTTTGAAGACGCCCTAAAGCGCATAAAAGCGCGTGGTGGGCACGTTGGGTTTAAAGATAAAGGCGAGGTTGCACTATGAAAGACATTTTTACAGAATCTAGTGCGTACGTTATTAAATCGCCTCCTAGCTCAGGATGGATATGCCATCTGTTTGGAGAACATTCGCCTTTCTTAACATGGGAGCCCGCTGAAGGTCGCGTACCAAATTGGTGGGTTCGTTTCTGGATGCGAGTATTTTTTGGATCAGTGTGGAAACGTAAAGGCGCGTTATGAAAAACGTAGAAATTGTTTTGTGGCTTGCTATTTTTGCTATTTTTGTAGCATGGTATAGTTCTATTACTGTTTTAGAAAGAACGTTCCAATCTCAAGCCATAGAAAATGGGGCTGCTCAATATAATCCGCAAACAGGCGAGTTTGAGTGGAAGGTAAACAAATGAAAGTACGTATTGGAAAACACCCAAGCTGGTTTGGCCCATATCAGTTAGCAGAAAAACTCTGCTTCTGGGCCAAACCAGTAACAAACGAATATGGGTTCAAAGATCCTCCAGATTGGGTGCATAACTTTGGTACCTGGTTGGCGCATGGGAAAACTCTACCCACTCCAAAAAAGCTGGGAGAAGATCATCCCAGAACTTTGCTGTATAAGTTTCTTGCTTGGGTTTACCGCAAAAGACAGCAAAAAGTGTATGTTCGTATTGACCGCTGGGATACTTGGGGTATGGATCATACTCTAGCACACATAGTTCTTCCTATGTTGGTGCAACTTAAGGCAACTAAACAGGGGGCGCCTTATGTCGATAACGAAGATGTTCCGGAAGAACTTCGTAGTACTAATGCTACAAATGAGGGAGAAGTTGACAATCTTCATTTCAAGCGCTGGGATTGGGTTCTTAATGAAATGATTTTTGCATTTCATAATAAACTTGACGATAACTGGGAAGCCAAGTTTGAAACCGGTATCCATGACTGGAGTTTTGAGCCAACCATCGGTGAAAACGGGAAGCCAAAATATTACGAGATGGTACACGGTCCTAACCATACTTATAAAGTGGATCAAGAAGCGCGTAATGCATACCAAAAACGTATCTCCAATGGATTTCTTCTTTTTGGAAAATATTACGAGTGTTTGTGGAATTAAAAACGCTTGACTATTTGATTCCAATGCAGTATACTGTCATAGTGGATTTTAATGGAGACTGTGATGTATAAGCCAATGCCAGAAGATACCAACTGATTCGGAACTTCAATATGATTGATATGGAAAATGATATCAAAGACTCTTTTATCTACAGAAAGGTAAGGGCTAGTAAAAATTATGCACAAAGTCTCTATGCGGCTATGTGTAATAATGTTTTTGTAAAAGAAGGCGTAGAGTGGAGTTGTAGCTGGAGGTCCTCTGGTGCTGTTGTTTCTTCTATGCGTACAAATGAAGATTATATAGATTATTACTGTTCTGGTATGGGAGTTTTTGAGGAAAGACCCGCTACCAAGGAAGGCGAGGTAACTGACGAGATCAGAGAAGATCTAGCAAGAATTGGGTGGAGTGTTAAAGATGGTGATTGAAAACGTTTTTCCAAAACTGTATTGGGGTATTAAAGTTCCCATGGACGGTAGGGACGGTAGCTATTTGTGGGTTGTCAATGGATATCCGGATATAGAAATACTGAAATATGAATCCCAACAAGAAGCAGAAAAAGCTGCTAATGATATGGGATGGAAAATGTTTAAAATCGAGCCAATACAAGAAGGCATAAATTATGAGCCCTGAACTAGACAAACAACTTTGTGAAAAATATCCGCTTATATTTGCGGACCGTCACGCAGATATGACCCAAACAGCAATGTGTTGGGGATTTGACTGTGGCGACGGCTGGTACAACATTATCGATATAATGTGTTTTGCTATTCAAAGTCACATTAATTACTCTGTAAAAGCAAGAGAGTATGACATTAAATTTAACAAAGATCTTGAACAGGCTATTGCTTCAAACTTTCAAGACTGGCCAGCCTATTATAACAGAGAACCCAGAAAACTAACTGAAGTTATTCCTCAAGTAGTGGCAACACAAGTTAAAGAAAAGTTTGGTGGTCTTCGTTTTTATTACACAGGCGGGGACGATCACATTACGGGTATAGTTACCATGGCTGAACTTATGAGTGAGCGGACATGTGAGGAGTGTGGAGATCCTGGTCAACTGTATACTAATGGCTGGCATAAAACTCTATGCGTAAAACATGCTAAGGAAGCGGGCTGACCCGCTAGGCTACTGAGAGAAAAATAGATGCAAGAGTCCGAACCCAAACATTCTGTAGAAAACATGACTGAGATACAACTGGAATTATCAGAAGAAGATTATGAGTATATAAAAACTGCTTCCGCTTTGAGAGGAATTTCTATTGACGAGTTTATACAACAGGCGTTGCAAAAAGTTATTGATAAATATGAGGGGAAGACCTAATTATGAGAGATAAAATCGTATATTCTTTGAAGAAATATTTCGAAGCAGAAATCGACAAACGTATAGTAAATATCGAAATCATGCTCGCGAACCCTATGGCAATTCACGAACATACTGATTATACTGCTGCCATGGAACTTGAATTAGCAAAAATTAGTGAATATCAAGACAAGTTAGAAGTCCTAGAAAAATATTTTATCAATTGATCAATACGCCCACTTAGCTCAGTCGGTAGCAGCGTCTGCCTTGTAAGCAGAAGGTCATCCGTTCGATTCGGATAGTGGGCACCATAAATGCGAAAGAAAGAAATGCTTAAACAAATATTGTTCTCCTTGCTAATGGCCACTCCTGCAATAGCACAACCAGTAGCATCAGATGGTTATGTTTTTAAAGGCAGCCCGCCTGCCGTAAGAAAAGACTTTCGAGTTATTATAGAAGAATATAATACTCGTAATGAACTTGTAAAAGGTATACAAAAATATGGCGTCGCTCATGGTGATGTTCATGCTTTTGCTGTAATTGATCCAAACAAAAATACCTGCACAATACATATAATTAGACCAGCAAAACGTTATATGCCAGAACATATGGGTCACGAACTGACTCATTGCATTTATGGAGGGTGGCACAAATGAGCGACAACATTAAAGAACGCATTTCTACTTTTTTCCAACTTTCTGGGCTTTTGCTTTTCTTTGGTCTGTTCATTTATTCTTTTGTTGTAAGAGATTTTACATATTTCGGGATCCTTCTTCTTGGCATATTGATTGTTGTTTTCTTGTCTCTTTTTCTCGTTGTAACTGCATCAATTTTGTATTATATGTACAAAGCTTCAATTTTTGTCATCACAGGCAAAGAATTTGATTTATAAATAGGGTGTGGCCGTTTTATGGGGATCCCCTATGACTTTATTAGAAAAAGTGAAACATATTCTAGACAAAAAGACTCTTTCTCCTGAAAGTATAGCAACAAAACATAAAGTTCCTCTAGATACTGTTTTTAGACAATTAGAAATAGGTATTGATGTTGAGAAAGAGCACACCACTGATAAAAAAGTTGCACGAGAAATTGCTTTAGATCATTTGGGGGAAGATCCAAAATATTATACAAAACTGGTTAAAATTGAAACCACAAAATAAGACAAAGTTTAATATTATAAATAGAGGCATAGTAAATGTGGAAACGTATTAAATGTCTCTGATGGAAGCTATAATTGACGTTCTCAACGCAAAAACTCCCCCATCGGCGGAGCAAAAAGCCAAACTTGATGAAAACGAAAGTCCGTTTGGTCCCTCCAAGCTTGCGATTAAATCTATTATAGATAATATACCAAAAGTTTCAAGATATACTGATGAAATAGAAAAAACATTTCAAGAAGAAATATCGAAAAAAGATAAAATTCCTTCAAAACTGATAACTGTTTCTAATGGATCTGATCCATTATTAAGAGTTTTTGGACAGATGATCGCCAAAGACGGGCAAGGACAGCTTATTGTTCCAAATACTACCTACGAATCAGTAGTCACAGAATCTAAAAAATATGGAGCTTTGATAACTGGCGTTGATATGAACAAAGATTTGTCTATAAATTTAACAGCCATAGAAAACAAAATAAATAAACAAACCACTGGAATATATATTTGTAATCCCAACAACCCAACAGGTAATAAAGTTAACATAGCACAATTGAGAGATTTTATAGCACGAGTATCAAAATATACTCCATGTTTAATCGACGAAGCCTATATACATATGGTAGATAACTGGGAGAAAAACACCGTAATAGATATGGTCGAGAAATTCGATAATGTTATGGTAACTCGAACGTTTTCCAAAATTTATGGACTGGCTGGACAAAGAATTGGTTATGCTGCAGCTAGTCCCAATTTAATGTATAAATTGAATAAAATTCTTCCCGGACCAGGTTTTACCAACTCTTTGGGGTTGTATGCGGCTTTAGCGAGCATGGAAGATCAGAAATTTTTACCTGACGCAAAGAACAAATTTAAAAAAGCCAGAAATTCAATTTATGATATAGTTAAAAATTTGGGTTTAGAAATGGCGGCTGATCCCCAGGCATGTTTTGTTTATTTCAATACCAAAATGAATGCAGAAAATTTTCAAAAACAAATGGCTAAATTCGGCGTTCTTGTTGTTGGAAGAGTTTGGGCTAAATATCCAACTTGGTCTCGCGTGTCAGTGGGATTAGACTGGGAGATAGACAAATTTAAAAACTCTATCGAGAAAGTAATTAAAGCGGAGAAACAAAAATAATGGCAAATACCAATCTCCACTATACCCGAATGCTCCAACAGATCAACGAAGTTTTTGATGAACTTGGTTGGAATGGAACAGATATTACAGTTACAGCAAACTCTTTAATTCTTTCTTCTAATACTGCAAAGGGAATGAAGGTTGATGTGTTTCAACCCTCTTATCCTTTCTTTGATCTTTTGGGGGAAATTCGTGTTGATGAAGCTGGTGGGGCAACAAAACCAGATTTTAACATCTACAAGGGCAACATTAAACAATATCAGTTTGCTGTAGACGATCATGTTTTTGGTGTTTATCATCTGCCGCATGACTATGTACCAAACTCCAATATCTTTATTCATGTGCATTGGTCAACAAACGCCGCTTCATCAGCTGGATCTCCAACCTTTGAAATAGAAGCTTCTTACTCTAAGGGGTTTGGTCAAATGCAGTTTTCTAACAACGTAACTGTTACTGTGTCAAATGCATATATCAATTCTTATACTCATATGGTTTCTGAAACACAACTTTCTTCTCCTAATGGAGTTTCACTCGGATCAGGCCAACTTCTGGTAACTCAAGATCTTGAGACAGATGGTATAATTATAATTAGAGCTAAACTTTTGACAAACACCATGAGTGTTTTGCCGTTCGTACACCATATGGATATACATTATCAGTCTACTAATATTGGAACGAAAAACAGAAACCCAGCTTTCTACACATAATCGTTTTATAAATATACAGGTATAAGATAGGAGCAAAATATGTCATTCGACCTTTTAACTTTTCTAGAACCACTTTTCAATCTTCTTATGGCTGCAGCTTCAGCTGCTGTTCTCGCACTAGTTCCCCCACTTGTGAAAATGTTTCTACAAAAAATTAAACTTGATGGACTTGTTTCAGATGACATCGTCAGAGGCTACCTAGAAAAAGCCCTCGCAAACGGTATTCTTCTAGCCAAAACTAAAATTGCCGAGCAGAAAATCACTGTTGACGTTGACAATCAAATTGTTTCAACTGTTCTCGTTTATCTTCGTCAAAACGTCCCAGACGCCCTCAACCATTTCGGTTTGACGGAAGCAAAAGTAGCAGAGCTTGTTAAAGCTCGACTCTCTGCTGCTTATCTCTAATAGTAAATAAAATGAAATAAAACAGCGGCAGCTTAGGCTGCCGCTTTCATTTCCTCATAAATTATTGAAATTATTTGTATTTTTAGCTTTACTTTCTAAGAAAAGCGAGGTACAATCATATTAGCTATAAAAAGGAAAAAGAACATGTTCAAAGTTCTTGTTATAATTTTAGGTGGAATATTCACCGTAGATCAACTAACTTTTGAAAAATATTCAGAACCTAATCCAGTTTTGGAAACTGTTATTTATACCTCTCAAAAAACTCTTGAAGAAGAAATACGAGAGGAAGAAATCGATTGTTTGACCAGAAACATTTATTTCGAGGCCAGAAATCAATCAACAGAGGGACAATATGCCGTGGCAGAAGTTGTTCTGAATAGAGCAGAGAATCCAGATTTTCCAGAAAATATTTGCGAGATTGTTCAACAAAAAAACGAAAGGGGATGTCAATTCTCTTGGTACTGTGATGGGAAATCGGACAAAATGAGAGACAAAAGAGCGATCATAAAGGCTAAACAGATCGCCATCAAATCCTTAGAACAAAAAACCAATTATACAAATGGAGCTCTTTTTTATCATGCAAATTATGTAACGCCAGATTGGCAAAATCTAAGAAAGACTGCGGAAATTGAAGATCATATTTTCTACTCTTCAATTTAACTAAGTATGTTATGGCGTAGGAGAATTGGATGCTTATATACGTAAGAGGCGTAAAATCTAAACGTATTAGAGACAGAATAAGAAGTTGCGCTAAATTCTGTTTGTCCAAACTGCTCAACAAGACTAAACAAAAAAATCTGACTGTTTTCATAAATATCAAAAGCAAAGCGAAAGCTGAAACTTATGGATTCTGCAATCCTCTAGGAAAAAATATCAAAACTGGAAGAGATGAATATGAAATCACTTGTGTGCATCAACCAAAAATAGATCCACTACAAGGAAACGTATACAGAACCCTAGCCCACGAGCTTGTCCACGTTAAGCAATTTGCTACTGGACAAATGAATAGGCATATCGTGACGAAAAAAACTTCATCTGGAAAAGGGGTGACTGGTACTCTCTGGGAAGGCAAAATATACTCCAGCAGTAAGTATGAAGACAGCGAGGAAGGATATTACGACTCTCCATGGGAAATCGAAGCTTATGGAAGAGAAGTTGGGCTGTATCGGCTCTGGAAACAATCAATGAACGAGGAGGAAGATCTTTGAGCGAGTTTGATAAAGTAAAATCATACATCCTAAGATGTTACGAACAAAACAAACAAATTTCCCAAGTTGATGTGTTAAAAGCTTTTGTTGTAATTATGGAAAAAATTGATGAAATCGAAAAAACCAAAAAAGAAAGCTGTATCTGCCAAACCACAGAGGACGCTCCAGAAATCTCTGAAGAAAAAAGCGGCGACTCCTTATGTTTGCTACACGCTCAAAGAGATTTTTGATAAAAGAGTAGAAAATAACTACGGCATTGCTGCTGTTGATGCTTTGACTGACGCATTCAAAAACAAAAAACGATTAGCAATAGTAGATAGAAATATAGATCCCAAAAAAATTCCACAAGTTTGGTATAGTCTGTCTGATTATATTGAAATAGATGGTATTGTTTTAAAATCGACAGGATTATATAATGTTCAATAAAAAATGGGTTGACAGATTTATGGATCTGTCCAGAACAATTTCTCATTGGTCAAAAGACCCAAGCACAAAAGTTGGTGCTGTGATCGTTGATGATAAGAAAAGAATCATCGGTGTTGGATATAACGGATTTCCTAGAGGCGTTGATGATGATGAGGAAAGATATGCTGATAGGCAAACCAAATACAAAATGGTTTCTCATGCTGAAAGAAACGCCTTAGATAATTGCCCAATCTCAGCCGAAGGCACAACTATGTTTGTTACCTTGATGCCTTGTAGTGATTGTGCAAAATCCATTATTCAAAGAGGAATAAAAAGAGTGATCGTCGCCCCAATGCTAATCCAAAATGACTTAGCGGAAAATTATAACTGGGACACGGATATCTATAATTGGAAAATAACCCAACTGATGTTCAAAGAAGCTGGAGTTGAGTTGATTTTTTCTTGAAAACGCTTTACAAATCATTGAATACGCGGTATAGTATTTGTTGGTCGATGGAGTATCAGCATGGGAAGTTTTTACACAAACGTTTCTAGAAAGGGTAACGATCTTCTCGTGAGAGGATTCGACTCCAACGGAAATCGTTTCAACCGAAAGGTTAAATACCAGCCATATCTTTTCATACCCTCTCAAACAGAGGATAAATTCAAGACCATTGAAGGCAAATCTGTCTCCAAGATTGAATTTGATTCGATGTCTGAAGCCAGAGAATTCCTGAAGCAATATGAAGATGTTGCTGGTATGGAAATCTATGGCTTCACTGATTTTATCTACGCTTATATCAACGACAGATACAAGTCCCAGATATCCTATGATCCTTCTCTGATCAGAACAGTGTTTATCGACATCGAGGTTTCCTCTGCTGGAGGATTCCCAGACATTGCAACTGCAGACAAGCCGATTACAGCCATCACTATTTCTTGGCGTGGGCGCAAACATGTGTTTGGTCTGAGAGACTTCAAGCCCCACAAAGACAATGTGATATACTATCACTGCAAAGACGAAGAGACTCTGCTGGCGAAGTTCCTGACTTATTGGCAGGAAATATCGCCAGATTGTGTTACAGGCTGGAACGTAGAGTTCTTCGATATTCCGTATATCATCAACAGAATCAAAGCGGTCTTTGATGACGCCCAAGCTGCCAGGCTTTCTCCCTGGTTTCTCTTGAGAGAATACGAAGTTGAGATCAGAGGTAAGATGAACAAGGCTTACACTCCTGTTGGCATCAACGTTCTCGATTACATTAACCTGTACAAGAAGTTTACCTACTCTCAGCAAGAGTCTTATACTCTCAATCATATATCGTATGTCGAGCTTGGTGAGAAGAAGGTTGACTATTCTCAGTATGGTTCTCTTAATGATTTGTATGAGAAGAATCACCAGCTGTTCATTGAATATAACGTCAAAGACGTTGAGCTTGTTGAGCGCCTAGAAGACAAGATGAAACTGATTGAGCTTGTCTTTGCCATGGCTTATGATGCCAAGGTCAACTTCGAAGATACTCTTGGTTCAGTTAAGCAGTGGGATGTTATCATCCACAACTATCTGCTTTCTCAGAATATTGTTGTCCCACAATTCAAGAAAAAGCCAAACTCTGAAATCGTTGGTGGCTACGTCAAAGAGCCTGTCATCGGAATGAGCAAGTGGGTCGTCTCAATGGACTTCAAGAGTCTGTATCCCCACCTGATCATGACCTATAACATCTCGCCAGAAACTCTAGCTGGCAAAGTTGACAGATTCTATTCTGTTGACGAACTCTTACAGAAGCAGTTCGAGCACGATGGCCAATACAGTTACTGCGCCAACGGAACCTATTACTCTAAAGATAAGCAGGGGTTCCTTCCTTATCTTATGCAGAAGATGTATAATGATCGCGCTGAAGCCCAGAAGCAGCTTAAGCAAATCAAGAAGCAATATAACGATACAAAAGATGAGAGTTTGCTGAAGCAAATATCCGCTCTCAACAACAAGCAGATGGCCAAGAAGATTCAGCTGAACTCAGCTTACGGTGCTCTTGCCAATATGTATTTCCGTTGGTTCAATGCTGATATTGCCGAGGCTATCACCCTTTCTGGTCAGCTTGCCATTCGTTGGGTTGAGACGAACGTCAACAGATATCTCAATGGTATGTTCAAGACCAAAAAAGATTATGTCATTGCGGTTGATACCGATTCAAACTATATCACCCTCGAGAAATTGGTTGAGCAATATCAATCTTTCTCCAAAACCGATGATGTGAAAAAGATCGTTGATGTGATTGATAAATTCGTTGAGAGTAAGCTGAAGCCTTTCATTGATTCAGCTTGCCAAGATCTCCACGAATATATGAATTCTTATGAGCAAAAGCTTGTTATGAACCGAGAGGCTATCGCAGATAAAGGTATCTGGAAAGCCAAGAAGATGTATATCCTGAACGTTCTTGATCAAGAAGGCGTTCGTTACGATTCCCCCAAGCTAAAGATGATGGGCATCGAGGCGATCAAATCCTCAACTCCAACTTCCTGTAGACAGAATCTCAAGAAGGCATTTGAGATTGTCATGAATCAAACAGAGGGCCAACTCCAGCAATTCGTTGCTGACTTCAAGAGTCAGTTTTCTAGTTTGCCGTTTGAAGAGGTTGCGTTCCCTCGAGGTGTCAAGGATATCGAAAAGTGGGAAGGCAAGAACGGAAACTATCTTTCAGGAACACCAATCCACGTCAAAGCCTCTATGGCGTTCAATGCTATTGTTGATGATCTTGGTCTTCAGAATAAATATGAGAAGATCGTCTCTGGTTCCAAGATCAAATTCTGTTATATGAGAACTCCCAATCGCTACAACATACAGGTATTGGGGTGTCCATCAACAATGCCAGACGAATTCAAGATGCAGAAACACATAAACTATGACATGCAATTTGATAAGGGCTTCATTGAACCGCTACGCAGTATCACCGAAACCATTGGCTGGAATATCGAGAAGCTCTCAACCCTCGAAGATTTTTGGAATTAAAAATGAAAGATCCTATTGAAAGAGAACTGGGAGTTGTGGTTTTCATGACGGCCTTGATTTTGGTGGTAATAATAATTGCGGAGATTATTCTATGAAAGAAAGAGAAGAAATATTTTTTGATTTTGGCTTTACTACACAAGACGAAAATGATATAATAGCCAATAGTGATCTACACTATGATGTGGAGACGACTCGAGACAGAGTTGTTCAACTAGAAACATTGTTGAAAACAATGAACAAAAAAGTCCATACCATTTATGATAGAATATCGCCTTTGTTGAATAATCTTTTAAAAGATGCAGATGAGAAACCAATTATCAATTGGCCAAACAGAAAAGAAAAGATTACAGAATTTCAAAAGATACTGAAGAAAATTGTCGATGAAGCTGACCAGATTATTAAAGGAGAGAGTTGATGGCCAAGAAGAATGATTTTTTGAGGGACTTCATTTCCGAACTAGGAGATGAGAATACTTCTATTGCAGCCGATGGAGTTTCGGCGGGAGAGTTTGCTGGATTTGTTGATACGGGTTGTTATGCACTGAACGCTGTGCTTTCTGGTTCAATCTATGGTGGAATCGCTGATAATAAAGTGACAGGGTTCGCTGGCGAAAGCTCAACTGGCAAAACCTTTTTCGTTCTTGGCATTGTCAAGAATTTCCTTGATGCGAATGAAGATGGATTCGTTGTTTATTATGATACAGAAGCAGCTGTCACTAAGGATATGATGGAGAGCAGAGGTATTGACACTTCTCGTGTTGTTATCTCAGAACAAGAAACTATCCAGAAATTCAGGCATCATGCTATCAAGATCATTGACAGTTATGTTGCCAAACCAGAAGCAAAACGCCCGAAGATGATGATGGTTCTTGATTCTCTTGGTATGCTTTCAACTACGAAAGAGTTGGAAGATTCTACTGAAGGAAAAGAAACTCGTGATATGACCAAAGCCCAAGTCATTAAAGCTGCATTCAGGGTTCTAACTTTGAAGCTGGCAAGAGCGAAGATTCCTCTGATTATTACCAACCATGTTTATGCGGCTGTTGGTGCATATGTTCCAACAAATGAAATCTCTGGTGGGTCTGGTTTCAAGTTTGCTGCAACTACCATTGCAATGCTTTCGAAGAAAAAAGAAAGAGAAGGTACTGATGTTGTTGGTAATATTGTTACCGTCAAGATGTATAAGTCTCGCCTGTCGAAAGAAAATCAAATGGTCCACGTCAGGCTTTCTTATGCAACAGGACTTGATAGATATTATGGACTAGCAGAAATTGCCGAAGAAGCTGGTGTGTTTGAAAAGGTTGGCAACAAACTGAAGATGCCAGACGGCAAAACTATTTTTGAAAAAGCGCTTAATCGCGAGCCTGAAAAGTATTATACTCAAGAAGTGCTTGATGCCATCGAGAAGCAAGTGAAACAAAAATTTGCTTACGGAGTTAACAGCCTTGACGATGAGCTAGAGGAAGTTTATGAAGAGGAAGAATAGGTGAGCAGTAATAATTGTGTTGTCTTTTATTGGTATGAGAAAGAAGGACAGCGTTTCTATCGGTGTAGGGGTTACGGAGCAAAATACGATAAGTTCTATAGGGAGTGGATCAACTCATCCTCGTACAGATGTACTTATGAGAATTTTCCGTGGGACTTTTTCGTTTTTGACAATCCTATAGACTGGGCACGATTGGAACGGGACTTTCCAGGTGACGTTTATGAGGACAATAGAGAGGATGAGCTAGAGGAAGTTTATGAAGAGGAAGAATAGATGACATCAGAGAGAGTTGAAGACGCCATATTTTCGAATCTCTTGCATAATGAGAATTATGCCAGAAAAGTTATTCCTTTTATCAAAGAAAGTTATTTCCAGGATGTAACAGACAGGACGCTCTTCAATCTTATCGACACCTTTGTTGCCAAGTATAATAAATTCCCAACCAAAGAATCTCTTCTAGTTGATCTACAGGCAATCAACAATCTTCAAGAATCCACATTCAAAGATCTCAAGAAATATATCTCCGATATCTCTGAAAAGAAATTTGAGGACCAGTGGCTTGTTGATAAAACTGAAGAGTTCTGCAAAGACAAAGCGTTGTATAATGCTTTGATGGACGCCATCAAGATTGTCGATGATGGCAAAAACAAGGGCAATCTATCAGTAGGATCTATCCCTAAGATTCTATCTGATGCTCTTGGTGTTTCTTTTGACACGAGTATCGGCCATGACTTTCTTGACAATGCCGATCAACGATATGACTTCTATCATTTGGTTGAGAACAAAGTCAAGTTCGATCTTGATTACTTCAACAAGATCACAAAGGGTGGCATTGCCAACAAAACTCTGAACATCATCATGGCTTCCACTGGTGTTGGTAAAAGTTTGTTCATGTGTCACTGTGCGGCCAACAATCTCTCGGAGGGATTGAACGTTCTTTATATCACTCTGGAAATGGCCGAGGAAAGAATCGCCGAAAGGATAGACGCCAATCTTCTTGATATGACTATTGACGAGCTCAAACAACTTCCTAAAGATTCTTATCTGAAAAAGATCAATAGGGTGAAGAAAAAGACTGATGGTAAATTGATCATCAAAGAATATCCGACAGCTTCAGTCGGATCTGCCAACTTCAGGCATCTGTTGAATGAGCTAAGTCTGAAGAAAGACTTCAAACCTGATATCATATATATAGATTACCTAAACATATGTTGCAGTTCTCGTTTTAAAAATATGGCTGGCGTTAATTCTTACACTCTGGTCAAATCTATTGCTGAAGAATTGAGAGGACTGGCTATTGAGTTTGATGTGCCTATTATTTCGGCGACCCAAACGAATAGATCAGGTTATGATAACAGCGATGTGGATTTAAGTAACACTTCTGAATCGTTTGGTCTGCCAGCAACTTGTGACTTTATGTTTGCTCTGATATCTAATGAACAACTGGAATCTCTAAATCAAATTATGGTGAAACAACTTAAGAATCGCTATAATGATCTAAACTATTACAAGAAGTTTGTGATTGGTGTTGATAGGTCGAAGATGAGATTGTATGATGTCGAGGAAAGCGCCCAAAGCGATATAGTTGACAACAGTTCTAAGAAGGAGGAAGACAGGCCAGTTATGGATAATACCGTTTTCGGAAGTCGTATGAATGATGATGCAGATTATAGGAAGCAGAAGATGAGGGAATTCTTTTGAGAAAAGAGTTGATTGAAAAAATAAAGCGCATGACTGGTGCTCTTGACCCAGTGCCTGAAGAAGCAATTCAAATTGGCTTTGGCGATCACGTTCCTGATTTTATCTCAGAGTCATTAATGAGATTTAATGAATTCTCGCAGAAAATGAAGCCACAAAAGAATAAATAGTATCCGAGCACTTCGCTCAAATCACACACACAAAAGGAGACTAACATGAACAAAAGTGGATATATGCAAACTAATCTTCCCGAATTTAAGGTCAATGCCTCTAAAAACGGATATGAGATTCGTACTGAGATTCTCAATATGGCCCTCGGTTTCGTTCAAAACGAATTCAGTTCTAAATTCACTGGATGGGAACTGTCTTGCAAACGCGATGAAAAGACCAACCAACTTGTGACAACAGTTGGTATGCCAAGTTTTCCAGGATTAGATGTTGTGCTTGATACAGCCGAAAGGATGTACTCTTTCGTCAGCACTAATACTCCTCCCACACCAAAGGTGGAAAAAACTGAGAAGCGTTCTAGCAAACACTCTGACGAGTAAACATTAAAAAGATTTAATGTTGATAAGGCATAATCTATTATAAATAGAAGCTCTAAGAATGTGGAGAAACCAAGAGAGTTCTTCGGTTTCAGCATGGCAAGTGGTCTTTGTATAGAAGATGAACGGAACAGACGGGGCAAAAGGTGGGGTTCCTCCCGTTACACATTCTTCAACTCGAACAAGTAAGGCGACCTTCGGGTCGCCTTATCCACAAGTAGAATCGCTGCGAAGACTTATATATAAGTCCTAACCTCTCGATAAGACTTATATATAAGTCTACATTAAATTTTGTTAATGTTTATAGAAAGAGTTGACTTTGATGCTTTCTCATAATAGAATAAAGCGTTATAGGAGATATTGAAATGAAATTTAAAGTTGGCGATAAAGTCTACAAATATACTGGAGACTATCAGCTTGCTGGAGAAATCCGAGCAGCGTTCACAACTTCTGCAGGCAAAGAACGATACGTAGTTGAACACTATGGTGGAATGTTACATATCTATAGCGAGAAAAACTTGATGTTTTTCACGGAAGAGTCGTCGTCTATCGGTTAGAACGTTTCGATTCCTACAGGGGTTGCCATGGAGAATATAATGAAAATCGCATATATGAGCGATCTGCATCTTGAGTTTGGAAACAACTTTCTTCCAAAAAACAAAGAGAAAGCAGACCTTCTTGTTCTTGCTGGAGACATCATCCTTGCTTATGATCTGGTTGACCAGAATCCTAAGAGAAAGAAGCTCTATGATAAATTCTTTGATCGTGTAAGCAAAGAATACCCCCATGTTCTTATAATTGGCGGGAATCACGAGCTCTATCGCTGGAGAGAAAAAGAACTTGTGAATCATGGAAGCTATATCGATGTGATCAAAGACTATCTTTCCAAATATAACAATATTCGGTTTCTGGAAAACGAATATGTGGAGTTTGGCGACACTCGATTCTTCGGTGCCACTCTGTGGACTGATTTTGGTAACGCGAATCCCCTTGTGATGCAGCAAGCTAGAGGTCAAATGAACGACTATAGGTGGCTGTATTCTCCAGAGAACACCCTTGTGTGGCATCGCGAGAGCATGCACACGCTCGAGAAAGCTCTGGACCACAAGAAGGTCGTTGTTATCAGTCATACAGCACCCAGTTATCTGAGCGTGCACGAAAGATTCAAAGGCGATCCCATGAATGCAGCTTACGCCACTGAATTGTTCGAATTCATCTCAGATAGACCCCAGATCAAACTGTGGTTTCATGGTCATATGCATCATAACAATGATTATATGATCGGCTCGACTCGCATTCTGTGCAATCCCTTTGGGTACCACGGACTCGAAAAGAATCGCGGCTTCAAACCAGAAGCTACGGTTGATCTTGATAGTGATTGGTCTGCGTTTGTTCCGGAAGTCGTGGAGAACTGAGATATGGAAAATCTTCTGCTAAACATAAACGAGTACAACTACCCATATAAATTTTATCATCAATCAGAAATGGTGGGTCCTGTTAATCCAGACTATATCCCCAAAGAAAGGATAAGCGTGGAACTGCCTTTCAATTTACAATACAACGATTACACAGAGATGAAAATGCAGACAAACATCATTGTTCAGTTTATCAACGATTTTCCTCTTGATATCAAAAAGGGTCTTATCGTCATTCGCCTGAAGTGGGATATTTGACGTTTTTAGGCGTGTTTTGGCATTTATTAATGAAAATTAACGAAAAAGTTTGGGGTTAACGGAAAAAACCTAATAAAATCAGTCAAACATTACCAATATTTAATGTTGAGGGGGATTTACTTCCTCTTCCATTGGGGTAGAATGGTCCTGTTCTGGGAAGGCTCTGTGACTATCGAGGCCGATCCTACCTGACTATCGGTTTGATCACTGTCCGCAGATACCGCTGTTTGACATCGTGGAAAGATTGACGGGCCACCGATCTAGGTGTCCCATGGGGCTCGCTGGGCTTAAACCCAGCGATGCCATGTTTGTTGCGAAAGTCAGCTTAGTGCGCTGACGCCCCAAAACACGACTTTGTTGCATTTTTAAGCGCCTGGTTGGGCTTGTAGCTCAATTGGTTAGAGCCGACTGTAAATTTTGTTATTTTATAAATAAGTCATAGGTTTGGAGAAATTCTATGTATACTGTTTATAAGATAACAAATTTGGTCAACCAAAAATATTACATCGGCGTCCACAAAACAGATAACCCATATGATTCTTATATGGGGTCTGGATATGCAGTAAAATCCGCCATCAAAAAACACGGCAGAAAGAATTTTATAAAGGAAATTCTTTTTACCACAGTTGATAAAGAAGAAGCTTACGCTTTCGAGAAAAAATTAACTGAAGATTATATGACAAGAGATTCATATAATATGAAAATTGGTGGCGTTGGAGGGTTTTCTAGAGAGAACGCTTTAAAGGGGCATGCCGCTTCTCTAAAGAAATTAACAAAACAACAACGTTCTGATAATGGAAAACTTGGTTACGCTGCAATGCTTCCCAAAATCAATCTAAATGAGATTGGCAGAAGGGGAGGTCAGGCTAACAGAGGCAAACCAAAATCCGAAGCGCATAAAGAAAAACTTCGGCAAGTTTGGAGAGACAAAAAAATAAGGGCGAGTCGCCAAGAGGTCTAAGGCCGCCACCTCATAAGTGGTTCATCGCAGGTTCAAATCCTGCCTCGCCTACCATTTTTTCAAGTCCAGCCGAGCCTACCAGACGCTTAAATGTGCAACAACGAAAGGAAAGCTAATGACCGTTGCCAACTTTGTCTCGAAAAAACCCTACTCGGGTCAAAACGTGGACATCCTTGAAGCTGCCGTGGAAGCTCGTGAGTTTAGCTCGAACTTCTTCCTGACTTATCGGCAAGCTCAAGAAAACGGCTTCCAAGTCCGTAAGGGCGAATCGGGATTCATGATCACTCGTGTGGTTCTGGTTGAGGAAGCTGATAAGAAAACTGGTAAGAAGCGCATGATGAAACGCCCAAAGCATTTCACAGTGTTTAACCTTGATCAGTGCGATAAAGTGGAAGCCTAAGCTTCCATCTGACCCCAGTGGAAACCCACTGGGGTACAGGCGTAGTTGAAATGGAGAAAATGAATGCAAACCGAAACGTCCAACGTAGAAGTCTTCGCTCTTATTGCAAGGCTTGAATGGAACGATTTCGAAGACTCTGACTATCAGTCTTTCTCTGGCGTAATAAGCAAAACGCCTCTGATTGCTGAAGATGAAGAGCTTCAACTCATCTATGTCCTAGATGATCAGGTTCTGCAGGTGCTCGACTCCCGTGGTAATGTGAAGAAAATATACACTCTTCGCGCCACTGAAGCGATCAGAGCTCTGTAATCTGCCTACCCCTACGCAAAAGCGTGGGGGTTTTGGCGTGTCTAATGGAGAAAAACTATGTTTTCTAACTGGAAATACCGTGTATATGATACGGTAGAAAAGAAATATGCCATCAAGAAACGTTATGCTTCTGATGCAGAAGCAATGGTCGCTGTAGAGCGTCTAAGACGTAGGCATAAAGACAGTCCCTTTGGCAGGTTCATGGTTCTTGTCGATCCTGGTATAAAGAAAAAACGCCATAGTGACTATTATCAATCCCGAATCGTCTATGTCGGTGATTGATTCCTTACCCCAGCGAAAACTCGCTGGGGTCAAGGCGTAGTTAGGAGTGTGTAACATGAGAAATATAAACTGGGGTTTCATTTTCGGAATGCTATTCTGTGTGGCCTTTTGGCTATCAGTTATTGTTTCGATCAACATCTTGATTCAAGGAAACTAATTATGGAAACCTTTACCGTAGACAACGCTGCTATGGGTCGAGCCAAGGTCTGGGAATACAAACAGGAAGAAACTGTTCGTGAAATTCCCTGCCAGGGCTGTAAATTCATTGTTCGATGCACTGATTCGCTCACTGATTGCTTCGCCTTCAGGCGTTGGACTCATAGTGGTAACTACAGCGATCGCCAGATCAACCATCTGGTTCGTCCTTTTGAAACGGAGTAAATTATGATCAATCGCAAACTCAAACTCATCGAAGAAAAAGGATCTATCAATACTCTTCGATTCGTCAACGAGATGACAAAACTTCCAGTTGGAATCATCTATAAGACGAGAGACGAAAAAGGAATACTCTGGCAAGTTGAAGCCTTTGATGACTTCAACGGCAAGACCAAGGGATTCCGAAGCTTGGAAGCGGCAAGATATTACTTGTGCGCTTTCGCCGTTGAGGCTTGGGAAGAAGAAGTCGCAGAGATGCGATTTGCGAGTTAAACTCCTCACCCCACTGGAAACCCAGTGGGGTCGAGGCGTAGCTAAAGCATGTATGGAGAAAAATAATGCTTCCTGCTGGTGAATACTATATCGGTGATCTTTGCTACGTCATTGATGACGAGAATTGGGATAACTTCTGTGCAATGACTTGTTTCGGGAACCATGTTCTCGATGGCGAGTTTAATTTCCAGGGTACTGCTATCGCTTGCTACGGAACTATGTACGGCGATGGTTGCTACAGAGATCAAACGGGCCACGAATATCCTGTGGATGCTGGTTTGATTGGTTGTATCCTTCTGAGCGAAATCACCAAACCAGAAGGTGTCGAACATGGAAGGGTTGTCACTTTTGAGAGATCTTTCAGAACGTTCAGTTATAGAGGCGTCATCGGGTTCGATAACGTCCAAATCGACACCAGCGATAACGAAAAAGACGAATATTAACGAAAAATATTCGTCCCTGCAGAAAAAACCTAATAAAATCAGTCCAACATTACGAAGATTTAATGTTGGAGGGGTTTACTTCCTCGTTCGATAGGGTAGAATGGTTGTGTTCTGGAAGGGTTCAGTGACTATCGAGACCTGCCTTCGGGCACTCCCAGTTCCACTGTTTGACATTGTAGAGAGACTGACGCGACCTCCGCCTAGGAGGCGCAATTGCCGACCTCACCCCAGTGGAAACCCACTGGGGTAGAGGCGTAGCTAGCAATCAGGCTAGAATGAGGAAACTTGATTATGAAAAATGCGAAAAAAGCTGCTGCTCCGTTTGTTATCAAGCACAAGAATGCCAGGACTGGCCAGACTTTTGTGCTGACGTATACTGATGGTGAAGTTGCGCGTCGCGCTTCTGCTTACTTCACCGAACTCGGTATCGAACATAAGCTGATCGCTGCTTAATTACCCGCCCACCCCACTGGAAACCCAGTGGGGTCGAGGCGTAGTTAGAATGGAGAAACTTATGTCTAAGATGGCTATCTTCTTTCAAGAAACTGGTGAAGAAGGAATCATCCACTATAATGATGGGGAAACCCTAGAACAGCTTCTAGAGCGTTCTCCCCCTGAGTGGCGATATCGCTACACAGAAACTCCTCGTCGTTATCAGTACGATCCTGATCGTGATGATTACGATTACTGATCGACCTCACCCCAGTGGAAACCCACTGGGGTAGAGGCGTAGCTGAATTAGCAGCAAATGGAGAATATTGAATGGCTAAGTCCCGTGTCCAACGCATCCGCAGCCTTGCTAACGCTTTCGAGCGTATCACTCGCGGTGTGATCGTTACGGATAATCTCCTCAATACCTACTTCGATAAGAAAGCTGATGAGATAGAGGCGTTCAACGCCGAGCTCACTGATGTTCTTACTACGAAAGAGGAGCTCGTCGAGCCTACCGAAACGGTAGTTCGCGCAGCGAAACGACGTAAGAAAAGGTCGTAACGCCCAACACCCCAGCAGAAACCTGCTGGGGTAGAGGCGTAGTTGAAAGAAGGAAATCGATATGACCTGTCTTAAAACTATCTGCGAACTCGCCGCCAAAGTTGGTGTCGATTTAACTGGTAAGCTGACTCGTTCAGAAATGAGACGAGTGATATGGGATCATTATGACGAGAAGCATCGCGAAGCTTATGCTGCTGGTCTGCGTGATCTAATATGGATAACTCAAGCTGATATTGATCTGCTTGATTCTTTAGAAATTAGCAGCTTCAGAAAGCCTTAATTTCCTTGAGCGGGCGTGGCGAAATTGGTAGACGCACCAGACTTAAAATCTGTTAGGCCGTAGGCCTGTGTCGGTTCGAGTCCGATCGCCCGCACCAATTAAGGTCCCTTCGTCTATCGGTTAGGACGCTAGGTTTTCAACCTAGAAAGACGGGTTCGACTCCCGTAGGGACTACCAATCACATAACCTTCGCCCCAGCGAAAACTCGCTGGGGTAGAGGCGTAGCTAGAATGGAGAAAAACATATGCTACTTCGAATATTCGGAGTTGTTCTGATCGTTGCTGGTTTCGGTCTGGCAGCGATATCTGGCTATCTGGCGTATTTCGGTTTTGAGCACACCATCAAGCTGCCATTTATCGGTATGATTGGTCCCTTCGTGGCCCTTTCGCTGGCTTCTCTCGGCGTTGCCGTCGAGGTTGCCTTTCGTCGCCGTAAGTGGTTGGCCTTCGTGCCCCTGTTCGCTCTGATGGTTGTTGCTGGTTTGATCGATAAGAATGGTGGCGAGATCGCCCTCAAGAATATCGTCAACGACGCGACCCAAGGTGACTCTGACCGTAATACTGCCTATAGTACAGCTCTTTCTACCAAAGCCGATCTTGAGAAACAGATCGCAGACCTTGAGGCTGAATACAAGGTTATGACTGGTAGCGATATCGCTGCCGCCCAGGAAGTCCTGTTGGCGCGTGGTCTGTATGTTGATGCGGCTGGAAATCCGATGCCCATCGACGGAAAGCGTGGCCCCTTTACGTTGAAAGCTATGGCTGATCGTGGAAAGGCTATCACTGCGGAACTGGGTAATGTCCGTAGTGATCTTAAGAGTGCGACGGCAACGGTCGCCTCTGGTGCTGCAGTTACTGAAGCACCCTTTACCCTCCACCAAGCAGAGCTCTATGCTCTGATGATCACAGTCATGTCTGTGCTCTTTGCGATGGCTGGTTCTTTCGTTTACGGCGGTTTCGGCGACGATGAGCCGAATATCGATGAAGAAATCGAGCAGGTCGAAGAAATTGCTTCCAAGATGGAAAACAATATCGTTCGCCTTGCAGAGCACTTCGGTGCCTTCGAATTCGACGATGAGCCTGCAGCCAAGCGCAAGCGTGGATAATCGACCCGTAAGGGTGGCACTACCTCTACCCCTGCTCAAACGAGTGGGGGTAGAGTCGTAGTTAGAATGGAGAAACAAATGGCTGATATTGAAATTGTTGCATCTGATGGACATGGAATCTACCTTCCTCAGCATGTCGCCGGATCTTGCGGCGCTGAGTTGTTTCCGATAAGGAACAACCCAAAGAATGCAAACCAGCTTAAAGAATGCATCAACATTCTTATGAGTGGTCCTACAAACAACGACTATTGGGAAGCTTGGCACTGGGTGTTGGATAATGCCTGCATAAAAGTCAATCGTTCGCGTTGGTCTCTTTACCAAGACGGAGATTGTTGGGCTATTCCAATGAACAAAAAAGGTCGTCAAGAGGCCGCAAAATTGTTTGGCTGGGAATAATGGAGAAATATATGATAACGCAGACACGTTATGAGATATTTGGTGAGCTCAAAAACGGAGAGGTTGTTCACTGTTTCGTTTGGCGAGGAACTCCTGAAGATGGTATTCGCCGAGCCGAGAGAGACGCAAGACTTTTCGGTAAATCTTTTAAAAGGTTTTGGAGCCAACCTATTCAGGTTCAACAAATATTCGTCTAAATTAAAACCCAGCCCAGCGCTGGGTTTTTTTTTCATTTTTGTTTGACTTCTCGGAATCAATAAGGTATAATTAATATGTTGTTTCGCTGAATAGGATTATATTATGTCTGACGACGTTTTCTATATTCGTACTGGTGATAAGATCGGTAAGC